ATTGCAACATATTGTAATCAATCAGTAATGTGTTTGTATATAGGTGCATTTGCACAACACATTGTATCATTTCATTAGTTATTGGTTTTTTTGTTTGCTCGTATTCTTTTGTTAATATCTCTGCAATATTATTAAAGTAGGCTTTATAAATTTGTATATGATGGCTTTTCACGTTTATTTATTCATACAAAAATAAAAAAAATATTTGACTTTAATTTATATTTTTTATAAGTGCTAACCTTTCGCTAATTAGATAGCAATCTTTTTGTATTTTTTTTGAGTTCCATAATGTTGTTTGTGGGCACCATATAGTTTTGATCCTGTCTAATTTTAGGTTATTTAGCCAGAACAGATAGTTTGCTTTTGGATCGTTTACAAAATATAGCTTTTCAATATGTTCATCCATAGCCATTAATTTGTCGTATTTATATTTTTCAAGTAGTTTGTCTTCGTAATAATCATTTCTAAACTTCATCTCTATTACGCATTCGTGTCCTTTTGGTGTGTAACCCCTTGCATCATAATGCTCATAATTACCACCTGACCATTTCAAGTCCCAACCATCAATATTATAAATACCAACTATTGCTTTTTCTAATTTATGTATCTCATCTATTTTAAACACTCACTCACCTCTTTTATCCATTGATTAATTCTTTTTGCATTACAACTACAAAAGTTAGGTTCGTGATATTTGTGTTTTTTATACTTCGCGTGAAGTTTACACATTATTAGAAAGTCATCGTGATCTAAATTGTTGCCTATTCTTTTTGTTACTTGTTGCCATAGCTTTTTATCTAAAGCTTTATCTTGTTCCATTTTTTTCTTCTTTTATCACAGTTGCAATCAGGATAAATTTTTTTCCATACATACCTGATCCCTGTGTATTTTGTTATATAATATACTATGTCCCCAATTCGAATACTCCTTTTTAAAATAACTAACATAGAATCGTGCATACCAACTTTATTTTTTACAAAAATACCCTTAGTGTTTAATCCTTGAAATTTTAATCTGCCTTTTATAAATCTGATTTCTCTCTTATTCGGTAAAATAATATCGTGAAATAATTTTGTGCTTGTTGATACAGGCAATAACAATACACATAGTTTACCTTTATTGCTTTCTTCTATTGCTTTTTTTACAAAAGCATCCTTTAATTTTCTGCTATATGGTGGGTTAATAAAATTACTGTTGCCCCACTCAACCTTTAAGCCGTCAAAATCTGCATTCAAAGGGCAAGGATCAAAATCAAATTTGAATTCTTTATTTATTTTTTCATAAAAATCATCAGGTGTTTTCCAGTCGTCTGTATTTTTAAGATTTCTGTTTTTCATAATAACTCTTTTAATTTATTTTTTACTTTATTGTATGTTCTGTATAAACTATAATAACTAATTTTTGTTTTCTTGCTTAATTCTTTTATACTTACGCCACTTTCTATTATTCTATATATTTTTGCATCATACCAAAACATACGATCAAGCTCTTTATTGATCCGAACATAAATTTTTTCAATGTTTATTTCTTGTGCGCTTTTGGTTTGATTTTTAACATTGTCTATATTAATAACACTAACTTTTCTTTTTTTTAGCAAAAGATTGATTGCCATATGCCTAAGCATCTGATATATGTATAAATAGTTAATATCGTTTTTGTATGACAAATCTTTACCATTGTCAATATATTTTAAGGTTCTTATGTACATTTCTTGTACTAAATCCTCTGCATAATCATCTGCACCGAAAGATTTAGCTATACGTATCCAGTCGTTGTGTCGGTTTGTTAAATAATATTTTTGTTTAGAAGGGTGCATTGATCTGTTCAACCAATGCTAAATTTAGTATTTTTTTTCCATTTAGTTCAAACCCCACGTTATTTTTAATTGATTTTAATATTATAGGGTTGTCTATTGGGGTTGGTCTGCCACCTGTGTCGTTGTCTTTTACTTTTCTAATATGTACGTGATTATTCATCCATTCAGTTGGATGCTGGGTGTATCTATGTACTACAATAAAATCATCTGCCCTGTTTACAAACTTACCACCACCTTCAACATCACTTGCTAGTGGAGGTATAGGATGACCTGCGTAATCGTGTTGTAATGGATGTTTTATTCTCAAGGCATTTGTGTTTGCGTGAGTTGTAAGCCATATAGATATATTGTGCTTTTTACAAAATAATCTCATTTGACTTGTTGCTTCATAATCGTACTCGTGGCTATTGATACCTTGCATAAGCTCACGATCTTTAAATAAACTATTATAAGGATCAATCAAAAAGCCATCGTAGCTCCAAGCATCTTTAACTGCTTCTGCAAACTTTATTAAATTTTTAAAAGTGTAAGTTTCTTGTGCATCAATAAATTTAAAATGTTCAAAAACAAACTTTGCGTGTTTATCAAACTGCTCTGTGGGTATTTTGTTAATTGGTTGTACTGCAAGAAACTCAATAAGTTTTTTTATGATTGTGTGGCTGTCGTTCTCGCTAGAAAATACAAGCCATTTTATTTTGTGCTTTAATGAATAAAGCAACATTAAAAAAAGTGTTATAGTGGTTTTGCCTGTGTTTGCGTGTCCTAATATAATATTGAAGTTGCCCTTTTTAAATCTAAAGTACTCATCTATTTCAGATAAATCTAATTTATAGCCCTCTGTAACTTTGCCTTGTCTGATTTTAATTAGCTTGTCAATTTCATCATCATAGTTAATTAACATTCAGCTAATATAAAAATTAAAATGGAAGTGAATCTCTGTCTGGGCTGTGATCTTTGGAAGTAACTTCTTCTATTGGTAAATCTTTTTCCTTAAAATATAATTTACCTTTTTTACTTTTGAGCATTTCAAATTCGTAAAAACCTTTTTCATTAGCATTTTCTTTAAAAAATTTAAACTGTTCTTCAAATTGTTTTACGTTAATTGCTATTCTATGACACCAGTCTCTGTGTTGAGTAGCATATATCCCACTTATAAATTTTATTTCTTTTTTATTTTCTTTATCCATTGTATACATAATTTTTAAGGTATTCTGCTAAATCAGTTAATTTTTTTCTATTTGTTTCTACTTCCCAATTATAGTTACGATCCTTTAATAATTCAGTTGCACGATCTAAACAACTTTGCCTAATGATATATTTTTGTATATCATCTTTTGGGTTTGAATATGTGTTGATGTTTTTCGGCATTAGCTTTGCTTTGTTTTTTGCTTGATCTAAATTATAAGTTACTTCATCCCCCACATTGTAGTCAAGATCTTTTGTTGTAAAAACATTTGGGTTATGACCATTTACAAACTCAACAACGTATTTGTGCATCAATGCACCATCTTTTGTGTTGAAGCTTTCCTTTTTAAAAATTGATTTAATATTGCTTGTATATTCCATTTATTTATTGTTTTATTATTTTTAAGTTTACTTTCTTTTTTTGTGTAGCCAATTTCAAAAAAATAATTATCATTCAGAAATTTCAGGTAATTTTTTTTTGATTTCATAGCCAAGCCTTGCTAGTATTACTCTATTTTCTTTTAAAAATTTTATTACTTTTTCTTCTTGTATTTTTTTTCTACAATCATTTGTAACTTTATTTTCTATTGGGAAGTGATTATTTTTTTTCATTGTTTATTTTTTTGAGTTAAAATAACTTTCACTATTTTGATCAAATAGTATTTCATTTTTTGCATCTAACAACCTTGTTTTGATCTTTTCATCATTAAGTTGCATTCTTAATTCTTTGTTTTCTTTCATCAGTTTTGCTCTGTCTTTTTTTAACTGATCAATTTGTGCTAATAAAAAGTCCATTATTTATTAAGGTGTTTTTCTAATACCACTGATTCTATTTCTTTTATATAATCGTAGTGTAATAGTTTTGTTATATCAACTGTATCTAACATAACTTTGACAACCTCAACACCATCAAAGGTGCCTGTGCCATCAAAATGACCTAGTTCAGCTTTTGAGAAGTTATACTCGACTGTAATATCCTCATTATTGTACTTTATATCTGTAACGTGAAGTTTTATATTGTATATCATATTTATTTATTTATATCAAAAATAATAAAAAAAAATCAAACTTCCAAAAAAAAGGGGCTAACAAAAGCTAACCCCTCAAATAAATAAACATAAAAAATCTCTCAAGAAGTTAGAGAGATGCGTTTAATTTTCTATAATGTTCGATCATTTCCAAGAGCTCAAAATTAATAAATTTTTTTGTTTTTTTAGCTAATAAAAATAATTTTTCTGCTTTTTGATCTCCAAATTTTTTATTTAGTTGTAATCCGAACTTATACTGTTCTCCACCTTTAAACATATTGCAACCAACACATTGTACTTGGCAGTTGTCTTCGTTCCATCTTGTACTGTAATATTTTCTTGATTGAAAATGACCACACTGCATTTTTTTCCAATGATCCCTTTTACCACAAGTGAAGCACTCTGCTATGTTATTTTTTGCATATCTTCTTCTTATGTACTCTGAAAACTCTTTGTCGAGTGTTTTAATAATGTTTTTACGGCTTTTCTTTCTCAAAACATATAAATATACCAAAAAATTTTTTTATGTGATTTTTATTTATATTTTATAATTATACAAGTATTATATTATACTTATATTATATTATACTTATAACTATCTACCTTGACCTTTATATCTTTTTAAATAGTTTTTACTAGATTTAACTTTACTGCTTTTTGTTTTTGCGTGTATGCCTTTTCTTTTTTTTGATTTTGTTTTATAAATATGTGCTTTGATCCGAGCCATTACTTTTTGAACATACTAGTTGCTTTTTCTGTAGTCCTACCACCAAAGTATGCCAGTACAACTGCCATCATTACTTTTTCAAATGTATCATTCCAGAGTTCTCCAATGTGAAAAGGTACATTGTCTATACTGTCTAGTAGTCCTGCGAAAGAAAAAACCACGATACACCAAACCAATACAAGTGGTCTTACATTTTTACTTAACCAACTATCACTATTAGCATCTGCTTGCCATCTACTCGTGATAGACTCTATCTCTTTGTTTTGTTGTTCGTATATTAATTGTTGTAGTTTTATTTTATCATCAGTAGAAATTTTTGCTTTTGTTATTTCTGCTATTGCTTCTTTTGGATTTGTTACACCATTAAGCACACTACCTAATGTTGGATTGATGACTGTTGCTGCACCGAATAATAATTTACCTACTGTGGTTTCTTTAAAAGGTTTTTTAGACATTTGTAATATTTATGTATTTAACTTTACCTTGATCTCTTACTGCTTTTAGTATGCGTTTTCTGTTTTTTTCTAGATCAACATAACTGATATGTAGCCAGTCTGGATTATCTTCGTTGCCGAACTCCCAAATAAGTTGATCAAACTCTAAATTGTTTTTAATATATTCAAACATTTCTGCGTTTGTTTTGTGTCCATATATGTCATCAATGTCAATAGCTTGACCTTTTGTATGTTGAGAAGTTCTGCCATTTGATCCCAAAGCATCACATAATTCAGGGCTTCTATACATAGATGTAATCTTAATTGGACCACCTACCCAGTCTCTCAATGGCTCAAAGACATTTGCTGCAAGTGTTTTCATATTATTGTATGCAGTACCATTTGGTGTGTTGTCAATACCTAATCTCAAGGCAGTTATGCTTTTTGTTGCTTCTTTGTCTGATATATGTTTTGAAATCATAATCTAAAATTTAGACCTACTGAACTATTTAATATTTCACTATCCCAAAACTTTA